TAAAGCGTTCACCTATTAACAAGATTGGCAAAACCACTAAACAGTGGCTTTTAACCCGTTCTACATGGATCAAGAACAACCCACCAACAATAGACGGCAAATACTGGGTATGCTATCTGCAGATACACCCCTGGTGTCCTGTTCGCATAGATATTGAACACCTTACCCTGGACCACGTTATTAGCCGTAGCCGTGACCCGTCACTGCGCTTTAACGCTGACAACCTTAAGCCTGCGTGCCAATATTGTAATAGTGAAAAAGGCAGTAAGTCGCTTGACCAAGTAAAGCCTACTTTGGTACAATAACTACATACAGTTTTCAAAACAAACACTGGACCAAATAAAAATAGCGCCGTTTGCGAGGGGCGCTATTTTTGGTTTGTTTTACAGGTGCTTTATCGTAACTTAGGTATCACAGTGCTTTCAACGTCCTGTGCGGCCTGTCCTACGCCCGTAGGCTTCCACAGACCGTAATATGTAGCAACGCTTATTGCAAACGCTGGAATGACCGCCAGAAGCGCCAAGCCAAGATCAAACGGCGTGTTGCTTGCAATGGCAACACCAACTTGCGTAAGCACTGATGTTACCACGTTAAGACCAGCAAGCAGCCACGCCTTTGTACTGCCAGCTGTCACCCGTGTAGTAACTAGGCCAACCAAGATTGGCAGGAATACCGCCAATACGATTTGAATTACTATTGCCCAGTCAAGTGAAAATACTACTACTGGTGCGTTGGTGACAGCGGCAAAATACATATTCTTATAGCCCTAACTTACGATTTACTAATGCTTGAACCGCGCCGTAATCGTAACCAGCGGCAGCTAGGCGGTCTTTACGCTCTTGGCCTTTGCCCCATAGACCTGCAATGATCTCATTGGCAACAACGTCATTTGACTTACGGCCAGCAGTGCCAGTACCCATACGGGCATTAACAATAGCCTGGACCGCGTTATAGTCGTAGCCTGCAGCCGCAAGCCTGTCTTTGCGTTCCTGGCCGTTACCCCATGCCTGGGCAATTACCTGGTCTGCAACTTGCTCATTACTAAGCTTTGGTGCAGGGTTAGCTGGTACACGGCTATTAACGATGGCTTGAACTGCTGCATAGTCATAACCTGCAGCGGCCAAACGGGCCTTGCGATCATCACCATTGCCCCAAGCGCCAGCAATCACTTCATCAGCAATTACTTCATTTGACTTGCGTGGGGCGGCTGTATTACCAGCTTTGCCGTTCACAATAGCTTGAATGGCATTGTAGTCATAACCAGCGGCTACAAGCTTCTCACGGCGCTCTGGGTTGTTACCCCATGCACCTGCCAAGACTTCTGCAGCTACTTCTTCGTTTGACTTCTTAGGTGCTGGTGCTGGATCGGGTGCAAGCAGGTGGTCAAGGTTTACTTCTTGCTGACCCTGTGAACGTGGGCGCGTATTCTTTGTGGTGTAAAGGGCGCGTGCGCCGTTCTGCTCAAAGTTAGCTTCACCGTTCAGATCAAGCCAGATGTGGCCGTAGCGCACACCGTCAATAAGGCCCATATCACGGTTTACAATGACCGTAAGCCAGCCACCGCCATTGTGGGCAACGCCCTCACGCAATAGGGTATCGCCAACATCTTTAGCGTTACCGCGTGCGCCGTATGGGTTATTTACACCCAAGAATTCAAGCAGTGCCTTAATCAGTGATACACACTGACCGTTATAAATACCAGCTTTGGCATTTACCTTTTGGCCGACTTGACTATTAAGGAAGTCGCGGACTTCTTGCTTAGTTCGTGCCATTATTCTTTTCCCTCTTCCTGTTCTGGCACATAAGCAGCTAGTGCTTCTGCGCTGATCTCTGGGGTGGTGTTTTCTACTTCGGACATAAAGACCCTCCAATTAACTTTATATAAGCATTATAGCACAGACCGCTACCAGTTGTTTGATAGCGGCACTTGGTTGATGGCTTCATTCTCTTCATAATCGTCAGCCATTCTAGCGCCCTTTTTACGGTTACACTGACTGTGTGTAAGCTGCAGGTTTTCTAGGGCGTACATTGAACCGCCGCGTGCGCGTGGCACAATATGATCTACTTCTACTGCTAATGGTGAAAAGGGTGGGGCTTCTAAGTCAATAGCTCTGTGACAAATAGCACAAATTGGGTCAAGGGTTGCAAGCGCACGTTTTCGGGTGGCGGCCCATTCTGTTCTATTCCACTTCTGCTTTCTAGGCAGATCGTCCATAGCTACTTAATACCGTGCTGATCCTCAAAGCTGTCAGATAGTACAAGATCACCATTGTCAAGGCTTGCAGCAATAACTTTAGCCGCTTCGTCTATAGCATCGGCCTTTTTCTTTTGCACGCTCTCATGTCGCATACCTAGAATGGCAATAAGGTCAATGTCGTAAAACGTATCATGCTTGATGATGTCAGCTTTCTTTTCAACAATGCGCTTTGCGCGGTTGAAATTCTTGTCACTAACCTTTAGTTCAGCAATTAGATCACTAGCCGTTTTTACATCTTCTAGTTCTACTTCAACTGGTTTATCTTTAGACATTTCAAAACTCCATTCTTATCAACTTACTGGACCGCGTGCAAGGTAGTGTAGATACACCACATTGCCGTTTGCATAGTTACTATTTGAACTACCACCTGCGATGCTGAAGCCAGTTGTACCAACCCCATAAGCCTTTGATACAGTCGTACCGTTAATGGTGTTGCCACCAGTACCAAGCGCAAATGCTACGTTACCACTGTCACCGCCAAAGCCTACGATTGGGGCAGGGGCGCTGGCAAAGGTCATACCGTATGCTACGGCCAAAGTGATATATGGTGCTGTACCAGTAAACTGAATTGCACGCCAGCCGCTTATTTCATATACCCAGCGTTCACTGTTTGTAACAGACCCACCAGTGAAGCTTGACCACATTTCTTTAACAAGTTGTGGGCCAGTATAGCCTGCTGGTACATGGTGGTAAGAAATAGCAGGTAATAGCACTGCTTCGTTATTAAGCGTGATACTAAGGTTAAAGAATACACTAACTGTTGTACTGGTTACTGCAACAATAAAGCCGTACTTCCAGCCGCCAGTTGCCTGGTAAACACGGACCTTTTGGCCTGGTGAATAACGGGTAGTTGCATCAGTAGGTACTGTGAACACACCAATGCGCGTAGCAGAGTTGAAGCTTGAGAATGCCCAGCTTGCAGCCTGGCTGTTTGGTACTTGCTGCCAGCCGCCGTTATCAAGGCCGTTTGCCATAACGCGCTGATCGTCAATAACAGAGTTCGTAATACTTGAAGCACCTGCAGCAACACGCACACGGGCCAATTTGATCCAGGGGTTGCTTGCGCCTACAGATGATTGAATAGCGCTGTCTGATGGGTCTGATGGGCTACCTGCTGGCGTACCATTGACCACCTTGATTTTGACTACACCGTTGGTGTTGTTGCTGACGCCAGTGCTAGGCGTTTGGCTGTAGTCAATGTACATAACAACAATGTCACGGCGTGGGTTGCTCACATCGGCTGCAGAAATGACTTGGTTATAAACTGCATCATTCCAGGCAGGGTGACCATAAGTGCCGTCTGATCGCGGAATGACCGCATCACCAATAGCAATGTCAATGCTCATGTTTGCGCCAGCGCCACGCTGACTTGGCGTTAAGCCAGTTAGAACTTCACCTTGAATAACCTTTTGAATAGCGCGAAGATGTCCGCTTTCGCTAGTTCGTCCGCCGTCTCTGTTTGATGTTGCTAAACTCATGGTTGCTTACTCCTTATGCTATAATATCAGATTTTACAAATTAGTTGTACTAAATGTGCCACGCCCCGATGCCCAAAAATAGAACTTCATTGTTACCAGTGGGTTAGGGAAGAAGTCAGACCCACTAACACTTACCAACCAGCTCTGGCTGCCATCGGCATTATCAACATTTTCACGCTCTACATCTATTTGGACCGAACTAATAGATGGACCGCTGGCTTCTGTATATGTGTACTCCATTTTATAGACTAGCCCAAGCTCACCAATATCATCTGGGGTAAATGTTAGCCTAAAGCGTGTGTTTTTGAATGTAACGCCCGTCATTGTCTTGTCAGCGGCATTGTTGCTGAAAACGCGGTACATACGAATACTATCTTGCCCAGATCGGGCAAACTGCTTGTACTGCTCAAGGTCATTTAGCAGGGTCTTCACATCTGCAGCAAATTGCTCTTCTGGTGGTATGCGATCACTAGCCATTAGTTCAACTCCGTAACTGATATTTGCACATCATCGTTAGCCATCACATACGCTTTAACATACTGATTATTCAGTGGGCGGCTTACACCTGCAGGGTCACCGCCAGAAAATGATACAGTCCAACTTTGCACGTTTTCTTTGCCAGGCTCTTGGGCATCGGCATAAACAAATATATTGAAGTAGGTAGTATTGGCGTATATTTCGTCAATGTAGTTCAAAATGGTGTGCCGCGCTGCAGTAGGGCTGTTAATACGATGTTCGGCAATCAGATCAGCAAATAGCACGTTCTGGGTTAGTGCAGTAGCCGTGATGCGAATAATTTTTGTACTCACATAAGAAGCCTGTGGGCTTTGTGGTGGCACACCGCCCCAGTCATATACATTGTTGGTGCTTTTCTTATAAAAACGAATACTATCACCGCCAATGAACTGGCCCTGCTTAAGCTCACGCATTTGCTGCATTGCGGTAGCGATCCTGTTCTGCAGGTTTTGGCTGTCGGCTATTTCTAAGCGTGTATCTTCCATAATTTACCTACGGTGCTGTTTGCCTTACTTCTATTGTGCCTTTGCTAGTGCCAGAAGCATATACCTTAATGAAATAAGATAGCGTGCCAAATACGTTAAAGCCAAATGTCCACCTATACTGTGTTTCATTGCCGCTATAGCTCTTGGTGAATTCGGGGTTGCGGTCAAACATGCCAGCAAAGTTCACGCCATCATCATAGCCCCAGAAGCCGTTGGGCAGCTCTTTTGGTTTGTTGATGTCTGCAGTACCACCAAAACGAATATCAAGCTGCACATTTTCTACGGGGAATGGCTGCTTGCCGCTAGAGGTAAATATAATCTCAAATTCACGGTAGCCAGGATCACCGCCCGTATTGCTTGCAACACTTGATATGTCCCATAGGTTTGCAGTCTGCACAAAATAACCCACAAGGCCACTAAGGCCACTGTGGCGCTGGCGGTTTTTTATTTGCGTTAAGTCGTCTTCTATTTGCTTAACTAAGGCCGCAAGTTGGTTTTCTGGTGCTAGGTCTAATCTGTTCATAAGCCATAGTTGTCTACCGTTATTGCTATATCTTCGGCATCGTTTTCATCAAGTGTGACTGATATTTTTTCAATTCGGTATGTGCCGTTAATTGGCAGTGCAGGGTGGCCCACTACCTCAAATGGCACACGGTCACCAACACCCAGAATATCTAGGTCTGCCAGTGCGCCGCTGATGTTGAATGTTGGCAGCTCAAGAATGTCTTTAACTTTCTGTAGGTAGGCATAGGTGTTTTCATCAAGCGTTTGCTGCTCACTTACACTGTTGAAGCTGACAATCTTTTGGCGTGTTTTGTGGTTGCCCCTGCTCACTGGGTCTGCAGTCACAGTACGCAATGCTTCTTCACCAAAGCCAGAACCCAAGCCAATAATGTAATTCCACAGGCTTAATGCCGTGTGGCTCACCTTGCCGCTCTTTACGTTGTATGGGTAGCTAAACTTCATATCTGGGCGGTCACTACCAATTTGGGCAAATGTCTCAACACTACGGTCATAGTTAAAGCGGAAGTCAAAGTTACCATCACTAAGGTTGGTAAGATTTACGCCGCCATCACGCACGTTTTGGTCTACATACTCACGATCACTTAGCTGGCCTGTATTGTACTGCAGCGGACCAGGCACAACGCCAAAGTCATCATCTGGGTTGCCAGTGTCTTGCGTTTCGTTAATGAGGTCTAGGAACATTGCAACGCGCTCTGTTTGCGTGTAGGTCTTGGTAACATATCGGTCAGCAAATAGGTCAAAGAAGCCCGTAGCTTTCACCTCAAGCGTGATGCCACTTTCAGCCAGGCCAAAGCCCATATCCACTACATGAACGCCAAAATAGTAGCGGCCCTTGCGCTTCACACGAATATCAGTTACATAGGCTTCAAGCACGGCCTGCGGTGCAGCGCCCAATTCAGCACAGTATGCTTCCCAGGCGGTCAAGCTCATACTGAATGACAGTTGTTCGCTGCCGTTACGGGTAAGCTCAAAGGCGCGGTTTTGCATCAGTTTAGTGATGTCACCAACCTGCACCCCGTTGATCCAACATTCAAATTCGTATTTTGGGGTAGGGGTCATTATAACCCCCTCACACCGTTGCGCCAGTAAATATCAGCTGTCACGGTGTCGCTGCCGCTGTTACTGTCTAGCACAATGCTATTAGGGCCAGTCTGCAAGCCCCACCACACGCTATCATCTGTCTTATTACCAATGATGTTTGAACCGTTTAGCGTGACTGTGCGCTTACGCATGTCAATTACTACATCATCACCATTTACCAGGTTAATATCTAGTTCAAAGCGCTCACCAGTTGTCTGGTTGATAATCACAGGGTTATCTGCTTGATCGTGTATTTCAATGCGTGGCAAGTAGACGGCTTCACCGTTGTTTGTGACTACTGTAGGTGAACTACCGCTGGCCCAGTTTACTGGCAGGTCATAAGGGGTAACATAACCACCCTGCGTAACACGGGTGATGTGGGCGGTCTGAATATCGCCATCGTCTGTTGAATAAAATAGCGGATCACCTGCCGTAAGCTGAATTAACACATCACTGCGTAGGCCACGCTGTTTGTACTCCATTTTAAGATCAGTAAGATTTACTTCAGTGCGGTAAGTCTCACCATTGAACAGTGTGATGTCTATAGGGAATGTTACACCAAGTGGCATTGCTGCCTGCAGCGCCGCGCGGTCAAGCTTATGCTGGTTGGCTGTCATATCGTTTGCGCCAATTTCACCAGTAATGACGATGGTGCGGAAGCCTAAGAATTGGTCTGTGACCATACCACCGTCACGGCCACTGAATAAGAAGCTTGAATTGCGAATGTCTGCAGAACCCAAGCCAGTAACGCTTTTGATGATGAAGTGACCACCGTTAGCATCGGCGCTTAGTGTTAGAAGTTCGTTTACTAATATATTCATTTTATTTACGCCTTACTTGCCAAGCTAGATCAGTGGTTACTTTGTCCATATCTACCTGGTTGTATACATCATTATTTTGGACTATTGGCGGCGTTGCGGCAAGACTTGCACGCGCATAGTCTGGGGTGCTGTTCATCGGGTTTACGTTCATGCTGGCATCTAGTGATGGGTTAGCGGTCATTGAAGCCAGGGCGCTATTTGCCATGCTGTCTACCGCATCGCTCACTAGGCCAGCGCTGCCCTCAATTCCCTGTGCCAATCCCCTGTCTAGGTTATGACCAATTTCAGCAAATACGGTTGATGGTGAATGAATGCCAAAGAAGCCCTTAATACCGTTTAGAATGCTGTCACCAAAGCCTTTGATTTTATCAAGCACCCACTTGCCTAGATCGTTTATACCATTCCACAAGCCTTTAATCATATCGCCACCGATACGCGCCAGGTTGCCAGGTGAAAGCGTGTCACCAATAGTTTTAAGAATGCTGCCCAGTGCGCCAACCAATGAACCAATGATTTGCGGTATAGCTTTAATGATCGCCATGAACAGCGTGATGGTGGCCTTTATCATCATGTTGATGAATTCAGTGCTGGTAAGTGTCTTAACGATGTTGTCAATGATTATTGGCAGCGCATCTACCAGGGCCACAATGATTTGCGGCAGTGCGGTCACCAGGGCCAAGAATAGCTGAATGAAGCCCATAATCATGGCCGTCAGTGCGGTTGGGTTAGTTAGACCCTCTACAAGTGCTTTAATGACTTCTGGCAAGGCGTTGGCAATAATAGTGATGATCTGCGGTAAAGCCTGCACAATCGCTAGGAACAGTTGAATGAATGCTTGAATAAGCGTTGGCAGTGCGCCCAGTAGGGCTTGTACGATGGTTGGCATTGCATTTACCAGCGCTAGAATAAGGATCTTGGCCGCGTTAATAAGTGCAGGTATCAGTGTTGGCAGTGCGGCGCTCAAGGCAGGCACAACGGCTTCAAGTATCTTACCGATGCCCTCTACAAGTTTAGGCAGCAAATTAACGATGGTTGGCACGGCAATTTCAATGGTCTTAACCAGGCTATTCACAAAGCCGTTCACGTTACCTGTAGCCATAAAGTCTTCAAACGCCTTTTTGGTGGTGTTGATACTACCAGCCAGCGTGTCATTCTCTTTAGCGTAGTTGCCTGCATACTTAGCGGTTTTTTCCATGAACATCTGTTGCGCCAAGCCCACCTTTTCTTGTATGGACATTTCAGATGTGCTTTTGTTGATACCCTTGCTAAGTGCGTATGCGCCAATGGCGGTATCATTCATGGCAACACCCAAGTTGTCCATCATAGTGAAGTTACCCTTAGCCATACCCGTGACGGCTTCTAGGGCTGTAGTGGTGTCAATACCCATGATTGAAGCAACGTCTGATGCACGCTGCATACTTTCGGCGCTCATCTTCATTGAACTTTGAACATCAAAGCCAGCGCCCTGGAATAGTGAACCCATTTTGTTTGCGCCCTGCAAGAATTCGTTTTGGCTCAAACCAGCGTTCGTATAGGCATCATCTGCAGCGGCTTTGATCTGGTTGGCATATTCACCAAACACCGCTTCTGCACCACCAAGCTGCTGTTCAAGTTCAGCGCCAGCCTGTAATGCCTTGCCAGTAAGTGCGGCCATGCCAGCCGCGCCAGCCGCCAGACCTGCGGCAATCGCCAGGCCGCCTGCCTTTGCAAAACCACCAAGCTTACCTAATGCGCCCTGGAACGGGCCGCTGTTTTTTTCAACCTCATCACCAAGCGCTGCAGTAGCAGGACCAGCCGCGCCCTTAAAACCAGCGGCAATCTTGCCCTGTATACCCGTCATGTTCGGGCTTACGCGTACTGTTGCTGATCCAATGTCACCTGCCATTTGGTTGCTTGCTTCTTTCGGGTTTTATTAAGCCAGTTTTGCCGCAACCGTAGCGTGGTATGTATATTGCAAATTATACCATAAGCTGTTACACGCGCCCAGCATCTCTAGCCTTTAATAAAGCCATGTGTCCAATGTAGTTTTGGTGGGCATCTTTACCCGTTGCCGTGATGGTGGCAATGGCACGCCTACCGCGTTTTATTGTGCCTACGTTGGTACTTACCGTGATGTTTGGCGGATCGGTAGACATGCTGGCTGCCATGCTCTGTGCGCGTGCTGCAATGGCTTCACCAGACTGCTTAATTAGTGGCGCTACCATGTCAGTCAAAATGACTTCTGCAGCCGCCGTGTCCAACTGAAATGATACGTCTCTACTCATGCTTATTAGTATAGCCCACCACGCGTATTAGCGCTCTACCCTATTTTGCATGGGTGTCGCTTGATTTTTGGCTGTAAGGTGTTAGAAGTGGTCTTTTAGGCGGGGTAGGGGAGTGCAAAAATAACAGGGGTCGCACCCCTGTTAAATATCAAATCATTATTTACAACAACTGTAAAGCTATGAACGTGGCCTACTAAGCAGGTCTTTGATCGTATCAACGTCAGCCGCAACCGTGTCTTTTTTGATGCCCTCAACCACACCACTCTTCTTCATGAATTCTGGCGTGAATAGTGCAGGCTTCTGGGTCTTATGGCGTGCTTGTTCGGCCTTTTTACTTGGCGTTGCATTCTGCCAAACCACAGTCTCAAGAAGCCAAACAATTTGATTAAGAAATATCTGATCGTAGCCCCATTCGGTTGCTGGCTCAAGCTTCTTAAACACCCTACTTTCACGCGGCAACTGAAATAGAAGCCTGGCCGCTTTCTTGTGGTCTACGTTATACAGGGCCGTGATGTCTATGTGGTAATACTGGTAAAAGTCCGCTTCTAATTCATCAAAGTGGTCACGGCGTACTTTGATTAGCGCAAGGCTTTTGGGTTGAATTTATCAACAATAGCCAGGTAAGTATCTTGCAAATGTTGAACGCGCATACGAGGGTGGTATTCTGGCGCTTCTGGGTGTTCTTTGGCGTACACTTCTGGGTCTGGGTACTCTTTTGCGTGTTCGTCAGCATCGGCCTTTGTAAAGTCAGCTTCAAGTTTCTTGTAGCCCTTTTCACCCATGACTAGCACAAGCAATGGCATCACTGCTGATACATGGCCCTTGCCCTCAATGCGATCAAAATATTCAAGCGTTTTAACATCGTCCAAAAGGTCAGTGTCTACGGTGAATTTAACACCATGCACTTCAAGCTCATGAACAGTTGATTGTTTTGCATCACTCATAATTTGGTCACTCCAATTCTTACTTCTTTATCGTAAGCATAATTATAGCACAACAAGAAAACGCCCCATAGGGCGCTTTCTGGCAAGTTACTGGACCGCTTAAGATGAAGCGATAGCAGCAATGTACTCTTTGTGGGTGTCACCGTCAGTAGAACTTGGGAACGCCTTAAGGTTGATTGGGTAAGCCACTGGCTCACCATCAACATAAGAAATTTCCGCGCTACGGTCAGCGATGCGACCCCGTTCAACCACGATACGCTTTACGCGTCCGCCAGTCATAACGAGTTCTGCGACAAACACAATTTCGGGCAACGTTTTACTGTTAGCGCGAATAGTGATGTTGTCACCATCAACTGTGACGTTGTCTTCACCATAGTACAACTTGGCAACTTCTACGTTGGTCTCAATGAGGTTGAACGTAAACATTTCCATGTAAGTGGTTTGATCGGACAATACATTGTCCCCACCCCATGCAAATACGTCTTCTACATCGGTCTCAACGTTGTTTACCAAACCCTCATCACTTACATAACCCAGATTTTGAAATGCTGGGTCAAGTGATGCTGCAGCGCTACTAGGTACTGCAGTGCCAGCAGGGGCTACGAATAGCGCACCAGTGGCTTTAGGCTTGCCAAACGATACGTTTTCAGAGTTGTTATTACTCATGGCTTTAACCTTTGTCTAGCTTTGTTGGCACAACACGCCTGGGCGGCTCTGCTTATGCGCTAATTATAGCACAAGCTATTTAACTTGGTTATAGTATCGCGGCAGATCAACGCCTGCTTGCGCTTCCGCTAATTCCCAACACTGATCTAGCTTATTAACAGATATGGTTAGTGCGTTGGCTTTGTTTCGCACATCAGCCACACATGCTAGGTATCGTAAGTAGCCCTGGTTTTCGCGGCTTGTCTGGTTATTAGCGTTTGACTGCAGCAGCATGGCGGTGATTGGGCCAAATATAACTACTACGACAAATACGACCATCACGGCTATCTCTTTGCGGTTAAAAAGCTTTGTGAAGTTTGACATGGCTTAACTCCTTAGATCAACACAATTACTACCCTGCGCCAGTGGTGGTAATTGGTACAAGTCGCGGTAGGCGCTATTAGCTTCCGCTTCGTACCTCCATGCAACATACTGTGCATCATCGCGTGTAACGCAAGACAATATTGCAGTGCGGCCATCTGCGCCTGCAGCGCCCACTGGGCCTGCTGGACCAGTACAACGGCCATCTGCACAATATTGGCTTACAGCGGCCATAACCTGTTCTGCGGTCACATCTTTGCCGTTTACACCATTATCACCCTTGCAACCACTATTAACGGTACAGTATGCGACTACAGCAGCGGCAACCTGCTCTGATGATGGGTTTTTGGCATCACAACGGCCACTTGAACAGTAGTTTGCAACAGCAATGGCAATTTCAGCTTGTGACGGTGCTGGGCCAACCGCACCCGTAGCGCCTGTGATATTTCCCACAATTCGGGTAGTACCATCTTCATAAGTAAGCACCAGGCTGCCATCTTGGCCTATCGTGGCATCTTTTACGTTATTACTGGGCTTTGCAATCGTGCCTGCAGTAGTAACTTGCTGCTGGCCTGGCTCAAGTGTTATGACCCTATAACTTGTATAGCCCACGAATACGAGGGCAAGCAACATTAAGACTGCCAGTATATAGATGATCTTAGGCTGTCGGGTCTTTTCGCTCATTTCAGTATATTCCCTTGTGCTTGTGATATCAGCGCAATAACTACTGGTATTAACGATACTATTATAGCCCCAATTACAAGCCTAAACAGCCATTTGTTGCGATCTTTAGCATCAGTGGCATCATCTTCAAGGTCTTTTAGGCGCTTATCAACAGCCTGGTCACGCAACTGATTTGCATAAGTGAACTCTGTCTTAGTGACAAAATTACTTTCTTTTTTGGTCTCATGAACTTCAATAGCGCCGCGGATCATTTCCGCAACTTCCCATCGTTCTGGTGGTGTCGTTTCTTTAGCCATTACCTATGAACTTTCGTAGCAATTATCGCCGTAAATATCGTTATGCGGCACAGTGCTTATGCTACTAAGTTTCTGGTTACCATACAACCCTAGATCATGCAGCTCTGACTTCTTAAACCAAAGGTCACCAGCTGGGTTAGTAAACACAAGATTTTCACTGTATGGGCCTGCAGTCTGTTGGCGGCTATTCACTGGCGGCGCATCGGTCGGCGTAAGCATGGCACGCTTGGTGGCTTCCATGACAACCCACTGGACCGTCTCAAAGTAAGCAGGGTCAGTATTAACTTTGTTGTCCATGTTGAAGCCTGTTTGGTCAGCTTTGGTACGCAAACGGTTGCTGGCAAGCTTCAATAGCTTATCAGCGCGTGTTTCCTCTTCGCTGGTTAATGACTTCCAAAATTCAGCTAGATCATCATGGTCAGCGTAGGCGTTTGGTGATGTTACTGGGGTTGTTACGCTCATTGCTGTGGCCCTCCACTGTTATTCATAAAGCTGGCCGTGTTATTTTGCTGGCGCTTCAATACAAGGGCTTCTGCCTGTCTAATACCAATACCCATCATTGCGTAGCCCTCAACAGTACCTACAAGCTCTGGCATTGCCTGGAATAGCTTAAACATAGCATCACCAACCTGGCCGATGTCTGCTGTAAATATAGGCTTCCATGCAGGTATGATGTCGCGCATACCAGCTGGCACTTCATTGTTGTTATCAAGTGCTAGGCGTAGGGTAATCATAATTTCTTTGAACTGCTTGCCCATTTCAGCCTGGCTGTTAGTAGCTTCAAGTAATAGATCGTCAGACATGGCAGCAAGGCTTTCAGCGCTGCTTGGGTTGCCTGTTTCGTAGCCCAAGTTGCGTAGTGTAAGTGCGGTTTCAGCACAGAAGTCACGGGCCTTGTCTTTTTTGCTTGTCTCAAAGCCGTCAATGCTCATTTGCTGCAACTGGCCGATGTCTGGGTGGTTGCCGTCTTCGTCTACGTTAATAACCCATGCTTTACCAATGGCGCTGTCTAGGTTAGGGTCTTTTTCCGCGCCCTCTGCAATACCACTAATGTAGCGCTGTGGCAGTGCGTAAAACTCTTCTGCAATCTCTTCACGGCGCTTTAGGCGGCCTACTTCGTTAATAATGCGGCGGACCGTGTTAGTAAGCCGTGACTTGCCCAGTGGGCGGTCAGCGCTGGCGCGGTGTGTGACTGGGTGCAATAATGTGCGACCCGTGTTATTCGGTACAACCTCAACCAAGTAACGGTTTTGGAATACCGCTGTGAATTCTGGGGTGAATAAGATGTAGTCTTTTGGCGCAAAGTTTACGCCTGCCTTGCGTGGCTTAGGAATGTGCCACTTGGTGACTGCTAGACCCCATTTAAGCAGGCCAGTAACCTGGTCTACTTCACCAGTCGCTTCAAGCGCGGTGAATGGTACAAGTACCTTTGGCTCTGTAGCACCAATAGGCGCATCTGCAACGGCCACGAACGCACAACCAGCCACGAACGCATCATGCTTTACTTTGTCTAATACGCTAAAGCCGCCAATGCTGTCCATGTAGCTGTTCACGCTAAAGCGATCATTTGCAAAGCCATCAAAGGCTACGCGGTCAGATAGGGTATTAACAGCACGCTGCGCCCAACCGATACCAGGGCGCAAGTTTCGCATCTTCATAGGTGTTGATATACCCAAGTCTGGCACATCGTTATCAGCGTTGTAATAGTCGTATTTGTCTTGGACTTTGACCTGCTTAGAAGTAAGGCAATAGACCAGCCTGTTGGCTAATGAATTTGCGTAATCTATCACTACTTGGTCTTGCGGCTGCATTACTATCGCTTTTCCTTTTAAGCCAGTTTTACCGCAACCGTTAGCGTAGTTGTTATTGGTTGTTATTATACCAGATATTGTAATTGTAGCATAAGTGTCTTAGTCGTTAATAATTGAAGCAATCTCTTGTTCAATATACTCTGGCGTAACTTCCCTAATTCGTACAAACGCGCCTGGGTTGCCCTTGCGATAAACACCGATGGCGCGGCCATCTGCCACGCACTTATAGTTATCATCTGACAGCACTACCATTTCAACTAGCATGTCTAATATGCTGGTGCGTTTATTGTCTGCATCTGCCTTGCCTTTAGTCCCAAAGTAAATAACCACATCTACCTGGACCATTCCAAAAAAGCGTTCACGGGTTTGCTGGCGTACCTGCCACATTGCATCTTCTTGCCACTGAACAAATTTTTTGTTCGGGAATGAACGGCCACTGCTGGTGTTTATGCGGCTGTTTTTCTTGCTGGGTACGTTGCCATCAAGTACCAGTTTAACGGTCTTGAGGTTTGACATAGTTATTCAATAGCCTATTGCGTGATCGGTAGCCCTCTGTACGAATGTTACAATCGCAACCACCGTGCCGCCTAAATACTTCTGCGCTAGGGCTATCATACTCACCAGCCAATGACCTACACCACTTGCAGATATCGCCATTGACCGTTCGTATGACCCGTGTGCGCTTGCCGCTTTGCTTGGCGGTCACCATTGCATCATGCTGGGCTTTGCTGGCCGCGTGATCCAAATAGTTTTTAACGTACTCTTCAAGGCCCACCGTGCCTGTAGATACGCTGGCAGAAGCCACCTTTGCCAGGCCAAAATAGCGTTCGTCAATGCCAGGACCAGTAGTATGTTCAATTTCAAAGTCAAAGGCGTTCATATCGTACACCTTGCCATAGACTGCAGCGCCCACTTCCCTAAATAATATCTCTTGGTTTAGCTGGCGCACTTCTGGGTCAATTTCTGGGTTGTTAATCAGCTTGAGTGCCGCCATGACCTTAGCTAGAATGGTGCGGTTAAGTTTTGCGTAGTCCATGTTAGAAGCCCCACCCGTCTATAGTGCTTTTAATGTCATCAAGCAGGCCCACAGTCCCCACCACGCGCTTTTTAGCGTATACCTTGCCCCTGTCTGGGGTTTCGGTGGTATTCAGTACGTCTATGAAGTGTGAAGCCTGTTCATCGGTCAATGCGTGCGTAATTTCAGCTATAGTACCAGCCGTTTTAACAATTTCCGCATCAGCGCCAATAATTTCATTAGCAATAAGCAGCTCTTTGACCTCTTTGAATTCTTTGGTCTTAATAACTGCTAGATCAGATATATATTTACTTTGTGCTTCCGTTGCCATCGCTTACAACCTCCCTAGTGCCATTAGGCAAGATGTCTACAGTGAATTTATCAAACTTGAAGCGCATTACACGCTCACCTTTGTCATTTTTAGTGAACTGTATTTGTGTCCACTCATCGCCTAAAAGCTGGCCCTCAAGCACAGTGCGGCAAATTTTAATTTCACCAGATGTTTTGTGCATGAATACGATTTGCTTTTTGCTCATACGTTTATTTTACCACACAAAAACACCCCATTGCTGGGGTGTTTCCGCTGGTGCTAGTCAGTGACTAGGCTGATGGTGCTACGCCGTCAATGAGGGCAAACGCTTCATCGTCCATGATGCCGAAGCCAATCACGCTTTCAGCGCGGATCGCTACTTCGTTGTGGCCCTTAAGGTCACCGTTGTCATCTGGGTCACCGTATTCAATCAGCTCAAGTGGCATATCGCGTGCGATACCCCATTTGAATGCGTTGAAGTCACCCATGATGGCGTTAAGCGTTGCATCTTCTGGGTCAAGCTCTTGCTTACCAGATACAGTGTCGCTAGAAGCGGCATTAAGTCCCTGGAAGTTGTCAAAGGCAAAACCAAGACCTAGCTCTGGGTAGAGTGGGCGCTTGTCTTCGTCTTTTGTACGGGCAAGCTGACCAGCAAAGACTGGATCAAAACCGATACCATTTGCGCTGTAGCCGCTACCCTGGAGTAGGCCAGCTGCAGTTTCCATGTCGTTTTGTGCATTTGCAGTACGAGTAACGCGGTGTACATCGTTAGCAGGCTTAGTGAAGTAGTCAGTAACCGCACCAGTAGCACCCGTTGCTGGGTTGATACCGTGAATTGCAAGCAAGTCAAGTGCGCGGCTGATGGCTGTAGCAGCGTTGGCTACCAAGTTCTCAATAAGTTGAGTTTGGTAGTCTTCATCTTCCCACTGAACTTCGTTACTAAAACGGTAAGTGATTTGTACCTTGTAAGTACGAACACTTTTCTTGCCAGGTGCGCCGTTCTGGCTTTCTTTTTGTGCGCTTTCGCCAACAAGTTGGGCTTTAGGTGTGCCAGTGAACACAAAGTGGTCAGTTACACCAACCTTAAGTTCTGGTTCACCTGGTGTTAGTTTTGCAAGGACACCGCCCTTGATGTTTTTGCGCCAAGTTTTGCCCTGGTGGTTAGCTAGGTTCAAAACAGAGGTGCGTAGAGGGGTTGCAGAAGCCATTTTAGGTTTCTCACTTTCTATACGATTAAAATATTAACTAATCGTCAGACTTTTTGCCGAATATTCCCTGGGTAACCTTTTTAATGTCAGAGTTCTTTTTGTCCTCTGGCTTTTCGGTCTTGTCAATCTTTACACCAGCGCCGCCAACACCCTTTGAAAGCTTTTCAGCTTGGTCAAGTATGGTCTTTTCGTCACTTCCGTTAAGAAATTCACCCAGATCATCAGATAGCTTGAATTTTGTCATTGCTTTCAACCTTACAGTATCAAGCTTTGCAGTATCGCGTTCGGTTTCAACAGCTGAAAGTTTTTCACCTGCTTCCTTAAGCTTACCTTCAAATTCTTGCGTGACAGTATCAACTTTGCCAGCCTTTTCCTTAAGATCGTCATAGTCTGCAAACTGCTCTTTTTGACGTTCCAAACGGGACTGCACGACTTTGTCTATATCACCTTGAGTATGTAACTTTTCGGTTACCTCTTGGTAATTACCATCATCATCTTTTGTAAAATAATCAGCCATTCCCTCTTTCCTTTCCGCTGAGTAAGCGTTTTTTCTGACTTATCACTAATATACCATAAGCGAATTTAATACAACAAGCATTTTGAACAACTTTTTTGTTCTAACGCCTGCAACTAATATCACAGTAGACTTGGTAGCGCTCATATTGGCCCAGTAAGTCGGGCAGGTGAACAACTGAATTAACTTCTGCTGTGGTGACGTTATGGGCGTAGGCTTTAAGCTCTACTATGCGATCAGCAATTTCATTTGCCTTATTCTTGGCAGCGCTACGGCTGTCTTTGTGGTAAACCTCAATAAGTATTTGGGCCGCATCAAGTACCATAGCCACACGCGGACCGCCAGCACGATCAACCAGCACATATTTCTCACCAGCTTCTTTTGACTTGCTGCCGCTGGCTGCCCAACCAGTGCCTAATATTGAATTAAGCCAGGCTACTACTATAACTTCAACATCATTACCCATTTACACATTCCGCCCTAAAGTAAGTGTTCCATCGCGTTGGCGTGTTTTCGTCCATGAACTTAACGCTGGCGCTATCAACCTTGAACGTCTTGCCCTCATAAACAAATGTGCTATCGCTGATGTCTTCTGTATTAGATTTTGGTAGATGCACGCGCACTTGGTCACGGCTTTGCTCAAGCGCCTGGCTTTCACGGGCGTTGGCTGGCTCTGTGATCGGCGCTACCAATACATCATCAACTGTGATGTCAGTAGTTGTGTAGGTTGGATCGTTTAATTCGTCCGTGCCTGCAGCAACCTGCTTGGTAAACGTTATGCTCATGCCTATCATGGCATTATTTTACCATAATTCACGCTGCACAGAATTTGCTTGTCAGAATTGCGC